CCATTAACGCTTCAACTTTTGTAGCAACTGCTTCTGCTGGTACTTATTTAGCTCCAGCTACAGCAATGGCTTCTGGTGACTACGGTTGGTTCTCAGCAGCTTCTGTTTAATTTTGATGTAGGCAGCAGCACCTTGGGACTCTCTCAAAAGGGGAGTCCCTTTTTTCTTTTTAACAACCTAATCCCTTAGGAGAATTAAATGGCTCTTGAATCAGATAATCGCAACGCAGACTCACAATTAGCAGTACGCTTTTACAAGCGCCCCGTAGAAATTAAAGATGAAACTCTTGCCCAAGGCAGACCAATCTTTAAAGAGATGGATTTCATCACTATTATGACTCCTGGTGACCAGCTTAATATCATTGACACTATTGCTGAAGAACGCCATAAGCGTAGATTTCCGCTACATTGGGCTGATTATCAGAACAAAACTGGAAACCATGAAGGTTTTACAGGAACACCCCTTTCAGAATGGCCTTTATTGAATATGGGGCAAGCCGAAGAACTTAAAGGTATCAAATTTTATACTGTAGAATCGGTTGCTAATTGCAGCGACCAACAATTACAGCGTGTCGGCATGATTGCTGGTATGTCTCCATATGCTTTTAGGGACAAAGCCAAAGCTTTTCTGTCTGTAGCCAACCAAACTGCTGACATTTCTAAGCGTGAAGAAGAAGTAGCACAACTTAGAGAAGAAAATGCTAAAATCAAGGCAGAAACAGACGCAAAGCTGGCTGAGATGCAATCTCAGATGACGGCTCTACTTGCCGCTGTTGGAACTAAAAAACCACGCAAAACCAAAGTAGAAGCAAGGGCTTAATATGTCATCAACGATGCTACAACTCGTAAATCAAGTTCAATCTGAGCTTAATTTAGCCATTACTCCCAATGTGGCAGGAAATCCTAGTCAAGATGTGCAACAAATCTTAGCTTTGATGAATGGCGCTGGTTATGAGCTAATTAAAGAACATGATTGGCAAGCTTTACAAGTGCAGTATCGTTTTTACACTCAAGCTATTACAACAAATGCCACCTCAGTCAATGGTTCTACTACTTTGACTGTTGCTGGCAGCACAAATATTAGTGCCGTTACTAATCAATGGCAGATTACTGGTTATAACATTAACCAAGACACCAATGTAGTATCAGCAGATAACACCTCAAAGCAAATTGTAATGAGCCAAATGGCTTCAGGAACAGGCACAGGCTCTGTTGTACTAGCGCAGACTGCTTACGACCTTCCTGCTGACTTTGAAAACATTACAGACAGAACCCATTGGGATAAAACTAAGCATTGGGAAATGTTAGGGCCTGAAGATGCCCAGCAATGGCAATGGCTAAAATCTGGTTATATCTCAACTGGCCCTAGAATCCGTTGGAGAATCTTAGACAACCAGTTTCAAATCTGGCCTCCAATGAATACCCAAGAGTATTTAGGATGGGAATATCGTTCTAAAGGCTGGGCTAGAAGTGCTAACGGTACTATTAAAAACAGTTTTACAAACGATGATGACACAACTGTTCTTGATGACCGTATTATGGTTATTTATACCAAGCTTAAATATTTCCAAATTAAGTCTTTTGACACTACTTCTTTAACTCAAGATTATCAGCGTTATTTGTCGATTGCTAAAGCTAACGATAAAGGTGCTCCTAACCTATCATTTGCTCCTAATCCAAGTCAAGTACTTATTGGATGGGCTAATATTCCTGACAGCAACTACGGCACATGATGAGAGCAAAGCCTTTTACTGCTCTTACAACCTCGATGACAGCCCCTATTGGGGGCTGGAACGCTAGGGATTCTGTAGCTGCAATGCCGCCTACGGATGCGGTTACTTTAACTAATTTATACCCTACGCCTACTGATGTAGTGCTACGCAAAGGTTATTCTAAGTTTTCCATAGGTATTACAGGTCAAGTTAATACTTTGATGAACTATGCTGGCGCAACAACCCAAAAGTTGTTTGCTGCTGCTGGAACAACTATTTATAACTGTGATACCGCTACTGCAACATCGTCTTACACAGTTACTAACGACAAACTTCAATATGTCAATATTAGTAACTCTGGTGGCAACTTTATGGTTGCTTGTAATGGTGTAGACCCCACCTTAATCTATAACGGCACTAGCTGGATTAAGATGGCTACGACTACAACAGCCTCTGCAATTACTTCTATTACCCGTGTTGGGACGCTTGCCACAATGACAACTACTACCCCTCATGGGTTAGTAACAGGCAATCAAATAACCATTACTGGCAACCTTCCTACGGCTTTTAATGGTACTTATATTGTTACAGTAACAGGCGCAAGCACCCTTACTTATGTAATGGCTACTACCCCTGCTACTGATGCCCTAACTATTGGCACTTATGTAGTTAATTTTGGTGTTACTGGGGTAAACCCTAATACATTTGTTAATGTAAACCTATTTAAAAATCGTCTATATTTTACGCAAAAAGACACTCTTAAAGTTTGGTATTTACCAGTTAATGCTTTAGGTGGTGCAGCTTCTTTACTTGATTTTGGTGGCGTTGCTCGTAATGGCGGTTTCTTACAAGGCATGGCTACTTGGACTATTGACGCTGGTCAAGGTGCTGATGATTACGCAGTCTTTGTTACCAACATGGGTGAAGTTATTGTCTATAACGGCACAGACCCTGATAATGCAGCTACATGGGCATTAAAAGGCGTATGGCAATTAGGTTATGTATTTAGCCGTAGATGTTTTTATAAATGGTCTGGTGACATTCTATTATTGACCCAAGATGGTTTAGTGCCATTAGCTTCTGCGTTGCAATCTAGCCGATTAGACCCTAGAGTTAACATTACCGATAAAATCTTTTTTGCAATTTCTCAAGCAGCAGATGTGTATTCAACTGAATTTGGTTGGCAAGTTATTTATTATGCTAAACCCAATATGCTTATTATTAATATTCCTAGCCCACAAGGGGTAGAACAATACTGTATGCACACCATTTCTAAGGCTTGGTGCAACTTTACTGGTATTAATGCTAAGTGTTTTGAGCTACATAATGACGATATATATTTTGGTGGAAGTGGTTTTGTAGGCAAGTTTTTTGACACTAACGCAGACAATGGCGCTCAAATCTCAGCTACTTGTCAGCAAGCTTATAGCTATTTTGACACCCCAGGACAACAAAAACGCTTTACTATGGTTCGCCCTACATTCTTAGTAGATGTGGGTGCGCCTGGTATTTACTGCGGTATTAATACCGACTTTCAAACCCAAAACAACCTTGGAAAAGTAACATTCCAACCATTTGTTTCTACAACTGGTATATGGGATGTAGCTAAATGGGATGCAGATGTATTTGCTGGAAACCTAGTTATTTCTCGCCAATGGCAGGGAGTTACAGGTTTAGGCTATTCTGGTGGCATTAACTTAAATATGGTTTCTGCTGGTATTGATGTACATTGGGTTTCTACCGATTTTGTAATGGAAAAAGGTACTGTAATTTAATGATTACTAAGAGTATAATCGGCTTTGCCGACCCCTTGGTAATTAAACTAAACACTTAGGAGTAGGGCAATGGCAATTAACGACACCGCATCGGGCAACCCAGATTTTGTCAATTATTGGCAACAGCAAGGTGGCTCACCTGGACAATCGTCAACAGGTTTAAATGGTGGATTGATGAATGTTGGTCAGCCTACAGGTAGCCAAGATATTGGCGCACAGATGCGTGACCTTTATAGTCAAGGTTATAGCGGTGGTCAATTAGCCGCTAAAGCTCAACAAATGGGCATTAACCCACAGCAATTTGCCCAAGCTACTGGTTTGCCAATAGATATTGTGAATCAAGCTTATGCTGGCGCTTCTGCTTATCAAGGTGGTATTGGCGCAGCAGACCGCAATATTGCTGGAAGTGCTGGTTTTGTTAAGCCTTCTAATCCAAGCACAGCACCCAATACAAACCCTTATGGCATTACTACTCCAAATCAATTTGCTAGTAGTACAAACCCTTATATTCAAGCTGCACAACAAACTTCTTTAGGCAATCTTGCTGGCGCACAAACAGCTACTGCTGCTAATCGTGTAAACCAACAGACTCCTTATGGTTCTTTGCAATATACGCAAACAGGTACAGATGCCCAAGGTAATCCTATTTGGTCGGCTAATCAAACATTAAGCCCACAGTTACAGGCTTTAACTCAACAGTCTTTATCGGGTTTACAACAGTCTTTGACTAATCCTGCGTATGGCATTAATCCTGGTCAAACATATAGCGATGCCATTATGCAACGCTTACAGCCACAGCAACAACAAGCTCAAGGTCGTTTAAGCGCTCAGTTAGCCAACCAAGGTATTATGCCTGGTTCAGAGGCTTACAATCGTGCTATGACATTGCAAGGTCAGACTCAAAATGACCAGTTAACAAGTGCTATTGTTGGTGGTATGCAAACAGGTTTACAAGCTAATACTGCTCAAAACCAAACCGCAGCTAATATTAAGTCTTTAGCTACTCCTGGTTATGTAAACCCTTATAGCCAAGCAGCTACAACAGGCCCTGATTACACAGGTGCTTACGCTACCTCTAGTGCTGCTGACATTGCTGCACAAAACGCTAGAAATGCTCAACAAGCTAACTTGACTTCAGGTTTGTTTGGTCTTGGAACTGCTGGAATATTAGGTAGTGGTGGTTTAACTGGTTTAGCTAGTGCAATCCCAGGTGCTTATAACTGGTTAACAGGTACTGCCGCTTCAGATTATTGGACTAATCCAACTTCTGCCGGAACATTTGCTGGCGATATTTTTAAACTATAAAAATGCCTAAACAAGTTCTTTCCAACCAAAGTGAATGGGTTGCTTCTAATTTTAATAATTTAGCAGACCCTGAGACTCCGCTTGTTTGGTATACAGACCCCAAAACTGGCGATATATATAATTCAAACGAAGAATATACCGACCTTATAGCTAGTGGAAAAGCTATAAATAATCCTGATTTTCAGTATTTAGGTCTTTATCCTACAAAGGCAATGGATTTGTATGGTTTGCAAACTACAGACCCAAAAAGTTATTACAATCAACTTTCTAAAAATTTAGGCGATACAGCTTATAACTATTATGGCAGGCTTTTAAAAGAATACCAACCAGTTACTGAACAAATAGAAAGTTTAAAAACTAAATCGTTACAAGATTATTACAATACAAAATTTGAACTTTTAAGTAAACAAATAGGATGGAATACTGGTTTTGGTGAATCAGGTAAAAATGATGCTATAGCTAACGAATTAAAATCTTTAATTCCTGAAGCTAAGGCCGCTGGATTTAATGATAATCAAATTAATTCTATCATTACAAATAACATTAATACTGGCAACATTGATAGTCAAAATAGAATTGCACATCAAAAAGCAGGAAGCACTAGCAATTTTTGGAAAGAAAATTTAACAGGTACAGCTAAAACTGCGGCAATAATGGCAGCTATGATTGCTGGTGGTACTGGCGTTGAATCTCTTATGGCTAGTGGTGGTGCTGAAGGAGCTGCTGGCGCAATGGGGCCAACTTATGGTGAATTAGGCTACACAGGTGTAGAAGGCGGTTACGCTGGGCCAACATACGGTGAAATGGGTTATACAGGTTTAAACCAAGGTCAAGCTATTGCCCAAGCAAATGCTGGGTCACAACTTGCTCAATTAAAAGACTACGCATCAACCGCTAAAGATGTTTACAGCAATGTAAATCGTGCAAAAACTATTGCTAATGCTTTAACAGGCGGTAAAGCTGGTACTGCTCAACAATCTATTAATACTAATGCTTTAGCTTCATTATTAACTTCACCACAAGCTCAATTTGGTGGTTTATATCGCATGAATGAAAAGCCATTTTTATCAACTCAGCAAGCTGCATCATTATCACCAGACTCTTATAATGTATCTGGACAAAACATTAATTCACCTATAGCGCCAACAAATCAATTATTGGCTAACTTGTTATATCCAAAGGCTTAATCATGGCAGACGCATACCTAACAGACCCAAATAATCCAGAATACGCTGATTTATCTCGCCAACGCAAATTGGCTGAAATGCTTACTTTAAAAGCGTTTGAACAGCCTCAAGGAAACATGGTTTCAGGTCGATATGTAGCCCCTTCATGGACTCAGCAATTAGCGCCATTGGTTAGCGGTATAGCTGGTCAAGCAATGGGTAAACAATTAGATGAAAAGCAATTAAAACTAGCTGAAGCTTTGCGTGTCAAAAAAGCTGAAGAAATGGGCACATTCCAAGAATTAATGTCATCTCCAGAAACTCGCAATCAAGCAATGCAATTTGCCGCTAAATCACAAACATTACAGCCATTAGTAGCTGAGTTAATGAAGCCACAAAAGCTTGGCGCAGAAGAATCTATTGTTATTCCTAATATTGGGGGTGGCGAACCTATTAATTTGGCAAGCGGTGTAGCAAAGAAAACTACAGACCAAAGAGATTATGAACTTGCTAAATCACAAGGATTTACAGGTTCATTTATTGATTTTCAAACTGCACTTAAAAGAGCAGGGGCAAGTAATATTAGCGTTAATACAGGTCAGCATGGCTTTGATAATGCTCTTAAATTGCGTACTGATTTTAGGGCTGAACCTATATACAAAGGTTTTGAAGAAGTTAAAGCGGCTAAAAATCAAATTGACCAAGCTGCACAAATGAAATCACCTGCTGGCGATTTAGCTGCCGCTACTAAAATTATGAAAATTCTTGACCCTACTTCTGTAGTTCGTGAGTCTGAATTAGGTATGGCAATGGCTGCTACAGGTCTTGAAGATAGAGTTCGCAATTATGCAAATTTAATTATTACAGGTCAAAAATTAACTCCTGCTCAACGCAAAGATTTTGTTGAGTTAAGTGACAAACTTTATAATGTTGCAGGTGAACAATTTAATCAAAAAAGAAACGAATACGCTGGAATTGCAGAACGCAATAAATTAGATGTTGAGGCGGCTGTTGGCGCACCAGCAAAAACTTTAGGTGGCTGGAGAATTAAATAATGGCTGAAAAAGAATATACAGTCGTTGCTCCTGATGGGCAAGAAATAACTTTAATTGGGCCAATAGGGGCAACTCAAGAAGAAGTAATTTCTCAAGCTCAAAAGTTGTATAAACCACAACCTAGAACTATGGGCACAAACATTAGTTCTGATGTGCCTAGTGTTATTACTGCTGCAAACAGGGGTAGTGTTGCACCTGTAGAGCCAGCAATTTCAATGGCAAATAAATTAAAAAGCTTATACGAAGTTCCAGCAACTATTGCAAGTGGTATGGTTTCTCAACCTGCGTCAATGGCTTATGGCGTTGGCAGAAGTATTATAGATAGAGCTACACAAGGTCAAGAAGCCAATCCTCAAGCTAGAGAAGAATATTACAAACAAGCAAGACAAGCTACTCAATTTCAACCAACATCTCCTGCTTCTATAAATGCTTTAGAGTCTATTGGCGGTGCATTAGAAACTGCAAAAATACCTCCATATATAGGCAATATTGGAATGATTCCAAGTTTTGCTCAAGCTGCTGGAGCTGTTAAACCAGCTATTCAAGAAACTGCGCAAACAGTTAAACCTACATTAGCCAATGTTTTACGCAGAGAACCTTCTATAACAACAAAAGCACCTAGTGCAGAAGAATTAGCACAAACATCTAGAAACTTGTTTACAAGTGCAAGAGAATCTGGCGTTGAATTAAATGCTAAAGATTTTGCTACAAACATGGCTGGTATTGGTAAAGAATTGCGTAATGAAGGTTATGACCCTAGGCTTTATCCTAAATTAGCAGTAGCTTTAGATGAAATGACGCAATCTGGAATACCTAAAGATTTTAATGAATTAAGCACTTTGCGTAAATTTATTCAAGGAGCACAAAAAAGTGCAGACCCTGACGAAAGACGCTTGGCTACCATTCTTAAAGATGACTTTGATACTTATGTTTCTAACATTCCTGAATCTTCCGTTGTTGGTGGCAGTAAAGAAGGTTTAAAACAATGGAAAGAAGCTAGAGATACTTACAGCAGATTAAGCAAGTCTGAAGTATTTACAGATATGCTTGAAAATGCACAAATTGATAAGAGCAAATTTAGTATGTCTGGTATTGAAAATTCATTAGCACAACAACTTAGACAGTTGGCTAAAAATGACAAGAAAATGCGTTTATTTACATCTGAAGAACAAGATGCAATTAAAGCCGCAGCTAAAGGTGGCGCTGGTCAAAATGCTTTGCGTTTTATTGGCAAATTTGCTCCTACAAGTGCAGTAAGCAGTATTCCTGCTTTATTAGCTACATCTGTTAGTGGGCCAGTAGGTTTGGCTGCAACTGGTGCTGCTATGGGTGCTAGAGTGGCTGCAACACAATTACGCAAAAACGATGTAAACAAATTAGCTGCTTTAATGCGGTCTAGTAAAAATTTAGAAACTGGAGAATAAATAATGCCACGCTCAAGCGGAACTTACACCCTACCAGCAGGAAATCCTGTTACAACGGGTACAACCATTACATCCACATGGGCAAATACAACCCTATCTGATATAGCCACAGCGTTGACAGGCTCTGTTGCTACTGATGGCAGTTCACCCATGACAGGTGCTTTGCAGATGAGTAACAATAAAATTACTGGTGTAGCAGACGGCACAGTTTCTACCGATGTAGCTACAGTTAACCAGATTGCTAACCCTACAATTACTGGCGGTACTATTGATGGCGCACCTATTGGTGCTGCTAACCCTAAAAATGGTAGGTTTTTAGCCCTTTCTGCTACTTCTGCTGCATTGACTGGAGTATGTACCGCTACTACAGTAACACCAGGAACAGATAACTCTACAAAAATTGCCACTACAGCGTTTGTACAATCTGCTATTAGTGCTGTAGCTTCAGGTGTTACCAGCTTTAATACACGCTCTGGTGCAGTTACATTGTTATCTGCCGATGTCACTACAGCATTAGGGTATACCCCTTATAACGCTGGTGGCGCTACTGTTATTACTACTTCAAACATTAGCTCTTATGCACCTACAGTAAGCGGTACAGGTGCTTATGGTACATGGGGTATATCTATTAGTGGTAATGCTGCAACAGTAACTGGTGGTGTATATACAAC